TATATGGAGGAACTGGATTTAGGTCCTGACTTTCCTGCCAAATATTCATACGAAGAGTTTCGTATGAAGATGTATGAGAACAATAATTATGACCAATTCAAGGATCACGTTGATGTGCAAGACTATGCGTCTGCTCGTAGATTCCTAGTCGGTTTTTTATATCTTAATGATGTTGAAGAAGGAGGGGAGACATCATTCCCTAAACTAAACTTTGACATTTCTGCCAAGTGTGGTACAATACTTTTATTCCCACCAACATGGCAATACAGACACGCAGGTAAAGCACCTGTATCTAACAACAAATATATTGTTGGAACTTATTTACATTACACATGAATTTAGAAGTCACGATTCTTAGTAATCTATGCTATCATGAAAAATATGCACGTAAGGTGTTGCCTTTTTTGATGAAGGAATACTTCACCACTCGTGAGTATAAGATTGTATTCTTAGAAATACATGAATACATTAGTCAGTATGATGCATTACCATCTCTTAATGCTTTGAGTATAGAATGTCAAGAACGTACAGACTTAACTGAAGATCAATTTAAAACTATAAAGGAGGTTCTAAGTGAGTTATCCAATGAGAAAAGCGAGTACGATTGGTTGGTTGACACTACAGAGAAATGGTGTCAGGAGAGAGCGATTTATCTATCGCTTATGGAATCCGTTAAGATTGCTGATGGACAAGATTCAAAGAGGGATAAGGGTGCTATTCCAGAAATCCTCAGTCAAGCACTTGGAGTAAGTTTTGATCAGAATGTTGGACATGATTACATCGCAAATTCAGATGATAGATTTGATTTCTATCATAGAAAAGAAGATAAGATTCCCTTTGATCTTAGCTACTTTAATAAAATTACAAAAGGTGGACTACCTAACAAAACACTCAACGTTGCACTAGCAGGTACAGGTGTTGGTAAGTCATTATTCATGTGCCACATGGCAGCAGCAACATTGCTACAAGGTAGAAATGTATTGTACATTACCCTTGAGATGGCAGAGGAGAAAATAGCAGAAAGAATTGACTCTAATTTACTAAATATTCCTATACAAAAATTAGCAGACTTACCCAAAGTAATGTTTGATACTAAGGTTAAGAACCTAGCAAAGAAAACACAGGGGAAGTTAATCATCAAAGAATATCCTACAGCAGCAGCACATGTAGGACATTTCAAATCTTTGATCAGTGACCTCGCTCTAAAGAAAAGTATCAAACCTGATATTATATTTGTTGATTATTTGAATATATGTGCCTCTCAAAGGTATAAAGGATCTATAGTAAACTCATATACTTATGTCAAAGCGATTGCAGAAGAACTCCGTGGTCTTGCAGTTGAGGCTAATGTACCTATCGTCTCCGCTACTCAGACGACTCGTTCTGGTTTTGGTAGTAGCGATGTCGATCTTACTGATACGAGTGAATCTTTTGGTCTTCCTGCTACTGCTGACCTCATGTTCGCTCTTATCTCGACTGAGGAACTTGAGGAGATGAATCAAATCATGGTCAAGCAACTCAAGAACAGATACAATGATCCTACAGTTAATAAAAGATTTGCAATAGGTATTGACAGAGCGAAGATGAGGCTGTATGATGTAGAGGAAACAGCACAAACAGATATAATTGATAAGGGAAATGAAGAACTTACTAAAAAGTTTGCTGCAAAATCATTTAATGAATTAAAGTATGATTGACTTTGAAAAATATACTCAATTCGTAGACGCTGTCACGTCTGACGAGAGTAAAACAGGTGGTAAATTTCAAGATCGCTTGAAAGATCTATACTCTAAAGATTTTAAATCACATAGAGCATTAACTGCTGCACTCGGACTATGTGCTGAGTCAGGTGAGTTCACAGAAATAGTAAAGAAAATACTTTTTCAAGGCAAACCAGTTAGTCAAGACAATCTATTTCATATGAAACGTGAACTAGGTGATATTATGTGGTATTTTATTCAAGCATGTATTGCTTTAGATATTACACCAGAAGAAGTCATTGAAATGAATGTGGACAAACTCAAGAAAAGGTATCCTGGCGGTGAGTTTGATGTACATTATTCGGAAAACCGACTTGTAGGAGATGTGTAATGATTCAACTTATTTCTATAGTTCTTATAATTAGTATTATAGCAACACTATACATTTTAAAAATTTACAACCCACATTAAAATGGCACTTTCACAACAGGTATCAGATTCATTAGATGAAGCAAAGGCAAATTTAAGAAATGCTCTTGCTTGGGCAGCAAGAACTGAAGAAACATATATCAGCAAACATATTGCAGATATACTACTGTCAATAGACACTATCAAAGATACACATAAGTATGTCTCTGACCTTAGAGATATAATGGGAGAACGTGAAGATAAATAATTAAAAAGACTAATGGCAGTTAGCAATAAAGACGTTGAAGTATTAAGCGAAGCATTGTTTTGCTATTATTTTGCCATCTATAAAAAAGGAAAACAGCGAGAGTATAACTTTGAGATCTGGAAAAAGGTAGAAAGTGTAACTGAATTGAATAAGTTTGTTAGCAAGTTTGGTATTGCTAGTATGACCAAATTAGTTACAAGCGATCCTGCATTTAGATCGAGAGTTGGTAAAGTATATGAGTTTCTAACAAACAGAAAAAACTTTTGGGCAAATGCATTAGAGTCTCAGATGAGTGCATTTTTTGGTAGTGGTGCTATAAAGTTAAGTGGTGAATATATTGTAATGAGAGCAGACATGATACCTAAAGAGTACGATCCATATAAAGCATATGAAACTTTGTCAGTAAAGGTTAGAGGTAAGTTAGGATTTAGAGGAACGATAGACAAAGATAAATGGAATCCCTCTGACGTATGGATATTCAATGCAAAATCTATAGCGTTTTTGAAAAAATTTATTGCATTATTTAATAGTCAATTATTAAAACAACCATCATATAATGTTAAGATGATGGAAAAGTTAAATAACAGAATTTATCTTTTGTTTAAACAAGGACATTTGTTTCCAGTATCATTGAAAGCACCAACTGGAGGAGCAAAAGTTGTATTTGAAAACGATAAAATGTCAGACCTTCAAAAAGTAGTAAGGTATGATAAACTAGAGTATACAAATGGCAACCAAGATGCTAAGATAAAATTTAGAGTTGATGAAGTTGATAAGGCAAGTGGTAAGGTAGTTAGAAAAGATTATATTAGAGGACAAATAAAAACAAAAACTGTCATGTCTGGTGGTGCAAGACTAGAGATAGAAGCAGGTGGTGCTGCACGTTATGGATCTATGGGTACAGAAAACTATCAGTATTTGATTAGAGAGACAGATAGAAGTGGTATAAAAACGTTAAATGATATTAGAGATGTACAGGAGTTTAGAGAACAGAAACAAAAATACTGGGGAAAAGCAAAAAGTGCACAGTGGTTAGGAAGAGCAGAGTATGTAAAACATTTCAAACAAGATCCAGAAGGATTCCAAGCTATGATTGAACCATATACTCAAGCATTATTTCAGAAAGTCAACAAACAATTTTTTGATGTCTCTTCAGTTGGAAATCCAAAGAGCACTGCAGAAGCATTTCTTAATAAGACTCATGCAGGAGAGGTTGCAGTTGCAATGGAGTATATTGCAAACGCACTCAAGAGAGATCTTACAACTGAAAACTTATTTAACTTAGCAGCATCACAAAGTTTTGGTGCAGGTATATCAAAAGCACAATTAGAAACAAGAATGAAGATGCAAAAAGCAATGGGTAAAAAACTAGGAGAAGAATTTTCAAGTATTGAAATGGATAATTCTAAGAAGCTTTGGACATCATGTTTCTATCTTGTTTTGAAGTAGACACAAGTAAAACTGTCCACTATGACTCACATTATAAGGAAAATACTGCTATAATATGGATATAATACAGGATGATATGCCAAACAAACACCTCCAACACCCAGAAGATACAATCTTTGACGGTCGTAGAGTTGCACTCAAAGCAATCACTGAGATGATTACTTGTAAAACTGTTGGCATCAAGTGGGACGGTGCTCCTGCTGTGGTGTTTGGTACTAATCCTGCTAATGGTAAGTTTTTCGTAGGTACAAAAAGTGTCTTCAACAAAAAAATCCCGAAAATCAATTATTCCTTCAGTGACATTGAGACCAATCACAAAGGGGATGTGGCAGACATTCTTCGGTTATTGTTTCATTTTGCTCCTCGTGTCAATAGCATTATTCAAGCTGACTGGATTGGTGTCGGTGGGTCACATTCTTACACTCCTAATACTTTGGAGTATCGTTTTCCCACTCAAGTCCCTGGCTATATTGTCATTGCTCCACATACTTTTTATGAGCAAGTTTCTGCGGATAGTGTTGGGCACATCGGGATTAATCTTGCTAGTTCACCTACTTGTTATTGCGTAAGTGCAACAGATGCATGGGCATTTGTAGAGAAAGAATTAAATTTTACAGATCAATGGAAGTCGTTCATACCTGTTTTTAGATCTAAAACTCCTCATCCAAAAGTTGCTCCTAAGATCAAGCAACATGTTAACAATTTTATTCGTGAAGGACGTATTGCTGACGCTCAAGAAATGTACGATTCGTTACCTGATAAATATAAGGGAGAGGTTAGTGTATATACCTTTAAGGCATGGCACTATATCTACCAACTGAAACAGCGTCTACAATGTGGTATCCGTGAAAGCGGTGACGTGGAATGCTATATTGATGGTGAACCTTCTAAACATGAAGGTTATGTGATTAATTCTAAAAATCCATATAAAATTGTAGATAGACTAACCTTTAGCAGAGCAAACTTTAATTTACGTAAAAATTGGAAGAATGAAAAAGTTTAGTGCTTTCCTAAAAGAGGCTCAAAAATCCTTTGCAGCACAAGAAGCAGAAAAACTCAATCTTAAACACGTTGGATACGGTAAATATGCCGACCAAACTGGTAAGGTAACTCACATGAGTAAAGACGGTAAACTTAGAAAGTTGACCGCACAAGAATTAGCAGGAGGAACAACCAATGGAGGAGAAGAAACTGCAGGAGGCGAGGGTTCGGTCGATCAAGGTAGCATATCTGTTACTTTTGGAAGATTTAATCCCCCTACTACTGGACATGAAGCACTTCTAAACAAAGTGAAGTCAGCATCAGGAGGTGGAGAGTATAGGATCTACCCAAGTAGATCACAAGATCCTCAAAAGAATCCACTAGATCCTGGTACAAAGATCAAGTTCATGAAACAGGCATATCCTGATCATGCAAATGCTATTCAGAATAGTGAAGAGACTAAAACTATCTTTGATGTGTTGACAACACTTGATGGTGAAGGATATAGTTCAGTAAATATAGTAGTTGGTGGAGATAGAGTCAGTGAATTTAACTCACTAGCAACCAAATATAATGGTAAGTTATATAATTTTGATGATATAAAAGTATCATCTGCAGGTGATAGAGATCCAGATGGTGAAGGTGTAGAAGGTATGAGTGCATCTAAGCTACGTAAGGCAGCTATGGATGATGACTATGACACATTTGTGTCAGGTATGCCAGAGAAACTAGGAAGAAAGGGAAAAGAAGAACTATATAATACGCTAAGACAAGCGATGAATGTTCAAGAAGATCTTGATGATTTTCAAGATGCGTCTTATATTCTATATGAGATAGCACCTAAGTTAGATCCTCAAGCACTTAGAGAACATTACTTTGAAGGTCATATATTTAAGATAGGAGACCTTGTAGAGAATGTAAACACAGGTATCTGTGGTAAGGTTGTGAGTCGTGGTAGCAACTACGTTATCTTTGTTGATGAAAGTGAACGAATATATCGTTCATGGTTAAAAGATCTACAAGAAATAAACAAATTAAAATACTTTAACTTTACACCTGCAGGTGAAATAGGAACTGATGAATTAGCAAATTATGCTAAGAAATTGACACCT